CATCATCTTATATAACCGCGTCTTTTGACACACTTACAACCGCCGCGCGCAGCGCGGCTGAGTCATTGCATGAATTTCCGGGTTTGCGCACTAGGGTTCTGAACTTTGATCTCATGACGCCAGTTTCGCTTTCGCGTGTAGTTCGAAACTGGCAACGCCTGGGCAAAGTCCTAACGTGATGTGTAATTTAAGTGTTTTTCCCGGTACATCCCATATCCTTGAAATGTTTACCGTTCGTTGCAAGTTTGAAGGTCATGTTTTATTCGCTTGTTTGTGTTAAATATTTACGTTTCAGTGTACTTCGGTCAGTAATTGTACTAATTGCGGGTCAAGTGACAGCCTTAATAGCACCACGAGTTTAGATATCGATCAGATACCATTACCCGTTGTCACGAAAGGTATTTTTCCACTCCGTTTAAGGGACGGTCCTCACGATATAAGTACTGGCGAGTCCGTCCTTTCGTTACAGATCTTCCTATGAGCTATAGGAGAACTGTTCCTCTTACTCGCTGTGCATTGCTTGACGCTGAAAACGCCGATATCGCGATCAGCGAGCCTTGCCATAACTTTGAAATTCAATTTCACCCTATTACGCCTCGGCGTGTATTCCTCCACTGCTTCGAACCCAACCGGTTTTGGACCGAAATCCTCTGGAACGGCACCGTGAAGCAGAGTGAACTGAACGCGGCGTTGGAGAAGATCGTTGAACTGTTATAGGTGAGGATTGTTTTCTGTACGTTTTTCGCGGTGGTGTCATCCCTTGACAATTTTCTCTCTTTTTCTACAAGGATGGCTGCCGTTTCTGCGTCTCCGTCTGTGCCTAAACTTCTCTATAAGAAGGTTAAATCGGATGCTTTCGCTCCTGTCCGCATGTCGCCAGATGCAGCGGGTTTAGATTTGCTTAGTTGTGAGGACGTAGTGGTACCACCTCACGACAAGGCGCTGATTTCTACGGGGTTAATTTTAATCCTGCCTCCCGGCACTTATGGGAGAATCGCTCCTCGCTCGGGATTGGCTGCAAAGTTCTTTATAGATGTGGGGGCGGGTGTGATAGATGCTGATTATCGCGGTGAAGTGAAGGTGCTCTTGTTCAATTTTTCGCAACATGCGTTCAACGTTCGGAAGGGAGACCGTATCGCTCAGCTCGTTGTTGAGCGAATCTTTACACCGGAGCTCGAGGAGGTGTCCTCCGTTGATGACACGATCCGAGGAGGGAACGGATTCGGGTCGACTGGCACTGGTAGTGAAGCGATGTCCTCTCAAAGGACTCTACATTTGTGGCTTAAACCCAACGGTACTGGTTCTTCTTCGTAGGCTGATTCTGCGTGTCACGAACGCGCTTTCGACGAACCCGACTTTGCGGTGAAGATTTCCGCAGAAGTGGAGGCAGATAACGACGCTTACACGAATTGTTTTTGCGAGGGGGATACTGGAAGAAATTCTTGCTCTCTCTGTAATTGTTCTCCGTGTGTAATTCTTTAGGTATGTTTCTTAAGATTCTAGTTCTCTTCTGTTTGATTGTTGTAGATTGTTACATCTTTCATACTCTCGGTGTTCACTGGCCTACCGCGATGCTTGTCGGTACTTGGATGCTTGTTGCCGAGCTGCTTAACGCCTGGGATGACTTCCGCGGTCGACCCCGACTGCGATTTATGTCCATGCCTGACTTCGATGCCCTTTCACGCGCCGCTGACGAACTGGCTGCTATGCTAGATGAGAACCGTAACGCTGCTCCGATTCAGCGCGGTGAAGAAGAAGTCTTTGAAGACAGCGACCGCGACCGCGATTCGGGAACCGATTGTAACTGATTGTAACTGATTGAAATGTATTAAATGTGCTCGCATTACAGATGGCTTCGGACCGTTACTGGGATTTAGTGAACTCGCTAATAAACAGGGGCATCGTGACGAGAGAACAGTGGCAATCTGCGGATTTGGCTGAATATCGTCGGTACTCGAAGGGATACGTTAGGGGGTTCAGCGTACGCAAAGTTTTGCGCGATGTTATTAGACACATGTGCTGGACAAAAGTCCTCGGTGACTACTTAGTATGCCCTGTCGTGTGCCAAGACGACATTCATCTGAATCCGTTTTATGTAATTCTGATGAAAAACGGTTACAACCCCCGTGTTGTAGGAACAATTTTGCATAAGTGGTCCATGCTTACATCAAATAAGAATACTGTGTGGGTGTGGGGCGGGGCAGAAACGGGAGGGCCCTATTTGGCAGAGGCAATAGCTTATACCTCTCCTGTTGTCGGGTGTGTGGATTGGCGGAATAGGGCCAATCCTTTTGCGCGCAATTATAATTGTTTGGTGTATTGGTTAGATGGCGGGCTTTTCCCAGAGAGCGCGATAGGGCTGTGTGAACAAGTGTTGAGAGGGGAGGGAACTATGGTTGAGGAGGAGGATACGTCGGGAGAACGTAGATGGCGGGAGGTTAACCGTACCCCCGTACTCATTTCTACGAGCCACGATGTAACGTTGACCTATGTGAAATATGGTCAAACTTGTAAGGATCACACTAATTCCCTGAGGAGCGCTATGTACGTGATTCGCTTGACTGAGCGCATGGAACCCGGTTTTGTTATTACTTGTAATGACGCGCGTAAATTTGTAACCTGGGCTAGTAATAATCCACACATTAATGCAGAAGACATGTTGTAATTTATTCAAATTTGTCAAATGGAAAACATTCAATCTTGATAGTAAACTTCAATTGAGACAAATTTCTCTGTATTTGTTCGCATGCGGCTTTTACTCGCGGGCTGAAGTATTTGGGGAGGATCAGGATTCTGTAACCGGTCGGGGTTAGGCCGATGCTTAAGTTTTCGAGAATGGATCTTTTGCAGAAGAGCAATTGTAAGCCCCAGAGCGGGTTGCAGTTTCTCTCTTTGCGCAGACTGCAACGACACATGATGATGTCTTCGATGGGGCAGTGAGGGAAGGGATCGATGGGGACGTGTTCTTCGATAAATTCTTGAATGGTTTCGAACCAGTAGGTGAATACGAGTTGGCCTAGGCTCTCGCAGAATAGGGAATGGGGCATTCTGCAGGAACATTCGGATCGGATGGCGGGAGTACCCTCATCCGCCGTGTAGGGATAAAAGTTCAGGAGGCGCAGTCTGACTTTGAAAGGGGGCATCTCGAGTTTGGGAAACAGTTCGTCTGCACTCACGTAGTCTCGACGACAGAATGGGAACATGCGTTGTCCCACGAGGAAGTTTAAGAAATGCGAGTCGAACGCCAGATGGGTGGGGATTCGTTCGAAAAGGCGATTAAGTTGGATAGTCTTGGAGTGGAAAACAATTTTCTGTTAAAAGAAAATGAGGGTATAATTAATAAAGTAGATTTCCATGGCTCGTATTAAGCACCTATATGGAAAAGCGTCCTTCTTGATCCTCGGGATGCATATTTGCACCCCCCTTTGGTGAAACTCGGAATGGGTTTTGTGATATTTCGGGGTAGGGTTCATTGTTGGGATTAACCGCAGTGATCAAGATGAATAGAAGTGTTTCGTCCTTGCACGCATGGCAGTGATCGAGGTAGGTATGGGCGAGAATGCCCAGATGTACCGGGAGTGGGATTTCGCGTGTAGTTGCTCTTATTTCGTCAACCCAACGTATATAGGTTTTCATTCGGAGGGAATGGCAGAAGAGACTATGAGGTTTGGGACAGGTGCACCTGTATTTGAGCAACCATCTGGTTGCACAGTTTTTGGTTTCGTCGGCTTTGATATCGCGTAGACGTATTTCCACTCGGAATGATTTGAATCGAGGATAGAAAACGAATTCCTGAAAGGAATTGGGTGTTCCGGGAGTGAAAAACTGAGACTTTCCCACAAAGAAGGCGAAAAATTCTTTACTCGTGAGGACTTGGAATGACACAGAGTGAATAGGAGGCATGGAAATGATATGGGAGACGTGCCCGTTGCGGTCAGATCGTTTGTGAATGAATACAGGGTGTAGTTCTTCGGAGGGTATCTGCAACGAGAAGGATTACCTAGTGTGTATGCGCGTTGGGTAGGGGAAAGAATTGTGCATGTAGTGCATGAAGCATGGAAGGCTAATGGCTTGGCTGGCGGATTCTGAAAGCCTGAGGATGATTTCACCGTTTTCGATGGAGAGTGGTGCTACACCATCGTTATGACAATGCTGTACTATTTCTGAGATTAGTTCGAGAGGCGTAGCTCCCGTGCAAAACGCGCAGTGGCATAGTTCATCCGAGGTAAGGGGACCTAGATCTACGGGGAAGGGTTCTGCTCTGACTCCGTTTTGTATAGCTTCTTTCCAAGAGTGGAAAAGGAGCTCTCTGAGAGACTGGCAAAATAGGGAATTGCCGTCTCCGCAATTGCAACGCAGCTTTACTATCCATCCGAGTTCGGTATCCTCGGACGGTCTGAGAATACAGTAAACAGAGATGTCTGCTCTGAACGGTCTAACTCTAGGGTAAAGGCTCGTTTGTGAATACTCGTGGGGACCCGGGAAGGGGAATTGAATGTCACCGTTCATGAACTCTACGAATCGGTGGTCGAATAGCATTTGTATGTTTATGACATCGAAGAGGTCGTAGGTTCTGATGGTGAAACTGTGTTCAGAGTGTCGTACTTGATCGTCTTCGGGTGTCCAGCGAAAGATGGAAGTGGGTCGTCGTGTGGTCTGCAAGAGATTAGTAATAATAGACATGAATGCTGTGTGGCAGAATTTCGAGGGTTTTAAGGAAGCAGGACAGGTGGACGTAGTCGCGAAAAAATTTTGGGATGCCTAATCTAATTCGACCCTCTTGTCTCCTAAAGATGACGATACTTCGCCCTTGGAAGGTTTGTTTGACGATCTCGGTGAGAATTTCGTAGATCGTGTGGAAAGTGCAGTGGCTGCAGTGCCCTGTGCGCCTTTTAGCATAAGCGCGAATGGAGATGGGATGGCGTATGGGTACGGAGGCGAGGTGCTCCCGTACATCTAATCGCCATTGCTGGGCCACGTATTGATTAAGCGCTCGACAAAACAACGAGTATGGGTCTTTGCAACGGCAGTGGCTGTAGAGAATCCAGTAGGTGGATGATCTTTTTAGGTCCAGTTTGATGGTGATTTGGAAGGCAGGGAGGCATAGGTTGAGCTCTCGATGTGAGTAATGTTCTGCTGAGGGGAAGGGCAGTAGGGCTCGCCCGTTGATGAATTCGAGGAACCGTAGGTCGAAAAAGTGAATGGCGTCGCATATGTCTAGGGCGGGTCGACAGAGGATGGTGTAGTCGTGGCGGTGGTGAGGAGGGGAAGCCCTCGAACCGGTCAAAAGCACCATATCGGACACGGGGTTGATCTGAAACAAGATTTATTAGAGTGCATCAGAGGGCGAAGCCCGTATACAATTATCACAAATCTCATGGTCTTTCTTACAATGGATACTGAGTAAGCATGGTAACCCGGTCGCGTTCAAAACCAAGTCCCTTAGTTCTTTTCGTGGAGAGTGACAGGCGGGCACCGATCTGTTTTCCTGTACGAGATAGAGGATGGCGGTGTTTCGACTGGAGAAGCTGTCCGCGATACTGAGATCCGAGCAGTGTATCAGAACAGAGGTGTGAGGGATATGCCTCATTTTTCCTTTGATGACGGTGTTCAGAAAGTTTCCTTCCATAAAGTGTAGCATTATGGCGTTGGGTCTCTCTTGCACGAAGGGCAGGCAGTAGAGCGGCGTGATGGGGGAGATTTCTGCGAGTGTGTCGAGCGAGTTGATCGCACTGTCGGTGATAGCCATGGGGAAGCAGCTCGAAATGACGTTGAAGAGCATTTTGGCGTTGGAGTGTCGGTCACCGCACAGGACAAGCGTGTTGAGCTCACCCTTGAGCCATGCACCGATGGTCGCGGATGCTACTCTGGCGTTGTAGCCTTCTTTTTCGAGGAGTTGGTAGAACCAGTTTTCCCTGGGGTTGTAGAAGGCGCTGGAAATAGGGTCGGACGCTTCGGGAGGCAGTTGGAGGAACAGGCTCTGTGACGGTCCGAAGCGCTCCCTGAGGACCGACAGGACGTATTCTCGCTCGTGGGCAGGCAGCAGATGCTTGGTGGGGAAGGTCCATTGGAGATCGTGCGCGATGCCCTCTTCGAAGAGCTGTTCGATGAGAACGGTGAGGGGATGCATGGGAGGGGCTTCTTGCGAAGAGTCTTCGAATAGGAAGAATTGATCTTCGTGCGAATCCTCTTCTCGTTTCGCACGCTTAGTAGTCGTCTGAAAGGGAGAGAAAATCAGCGTGATATTCGGAACATGTAGAGCACATATCACCAGCGGATGACTTGGAACATAGGTATCCGTACGGGTTGCAGCATTCGAGGACGTCGTTGGAGGTCGCGGCGTGAGTTTTGAGTCTCCGTATGTACCCGACGAGTTCAGCAGCCTCGAATGCGAGACCTACGGTGGGCGCTTCGAAGTTGATGATGACGTGCTGGTTTTTATTGGTGGGCAGTCGATCGGGGTGTGGGAGGGATCTGAGTCTAACTAAGCATTTGGTCGGCTTGATGGTGACTAATTCACCGTCGCTCGCGATGGTCGTCTCTCGTCCCTGGAGCATGTTGTTGACGGTCGGGCTTTGGAAAGGAAGGGAGTGGAAAGCTAGAGGAAAGTAGAGGAACTTGGTTTCGCGCTGCACCCTGGCGTATTCTTTCATGTCAAATTGATTAATGTCGCCCATGAGCACACACTCGAAAGCTCGTACGAGGGAGAAGGCGAATGGATCAGCGCAACTGGACGCGTCCCCGACTACGTACATAGTGTTAACGTAGTCTTTCCTGGGGTTGTAGGGGAATGCGTCTAGCCAGGAGGTGATGGCGTTGACCAGAGAGGTGAGATGCATTCCTTCTTTGGCAGCGATGGACGCCAGCTGCCTCGAGTTGGAAAGCGGCGAGCGACCATGTTTCGAGCGCAACTCTAGGGTTTGATAAAGACCGTAATTGCAATAGATGCGCTTGGCTTCGAGGAGCAGTTCGGCGGCGTTGTTGGCATGCCTTTTATACTGCTCGGCGTCGATTTCTTCCCACTGTGAGGGAGTGAAAATGGACCTGAGCTGCAGATGGAAGGCGAGCTCTGACATCTGTTCGTGATTGCTAGGCCTTTTTTGTCTCGTCTGGCGAGTCTGAGGGAGAAATGGTTTCGAGAACCGTTAGTTTACGACGCTTTTCCCAATGGGGTTTGTGATTATCTGTAAATCGCATGATTAGTTTAGCGGCTTTAAGGAAATTTTCCTGAATGTTTATATTCAGGGGTATGATATCATAGTTTCTGTCTAGAGTGCACCAGCGAAAGGAGTCGGAGACCGGGTCTGGGGTGTATACGATCCAGCTGAACTTTTGGTTCTGCTGGAGATAGGCAAAGTACGCTTTGAGGAGGACCATGATGTCCTTCGAAATGTTGTGCGCGAACGAATAGAGGAAGCGCGAGAACTGAAATTGGGGGATGTGACAGGACATGATATGAATTTTGGCATTGACTTTGAGAGTGGGGACGTTACCGATGGCCGTTCTGGGAGCCATGTTGTGGAGAACAACAAAGATGTAGAAAGCGGAGCAAGCAGCAGAGCGAGCGAAAAGCTTGGAGGGGAGCGCGTGAAAGAGCACCGAGACGCTAGAACCCGAACACAGTTTGTCCATGCATTCGTCCATCACGATAGCTAGAGGGCCCTTCTTCGAAGCCGTCACATAGATATTGTTGGGGTTCTCGATATTGAGGTTCTCCGGTGTAGTAGCTTCTTCGTAGGTCATCTCGATAAAATCCGGTCTGAACGTGCAAGTCCTGGGGGCGAATGTCCCGTCGTCCCTGCAGTCGTAGTTGGATTCCAGGAGCTGTAGGTTCCAAGCAGTTTGCTCGATAGGGGGGATCATATTCTTCTCCGGCGTGATAAAGATAACCGTTTCCGGGATAGGTTGCAGCATGTTGCACGAGATGAGTGCGCGCAGCAGATGACTTTTTCCGGATCCCGTTGGACCGTAGATGACGCCGATGACGGGTTGTCGTCCCATGTTGAGCGACTGTAGTTGACCGTTTCTGAGATACTGCCTGTCGTGGTGTTCTTGTTGTTCGACGTTTTGCTGTAGTTCGTGGAACTTGGCGTCTGTTCCGCCGAGACTGTAGAACTCGTCGAACGGGAGAAACCGGTGCTCCTTGAAGAGCTGGGGCGCCAGATCGGTGGCTCCTGCGTACCATCCCGTGACTCGGTTGTAGAACTGTTCGCCGGAGAGGTAGTCTTCTTCTCGATACTGCCAGGCTTTTCTTTTCTTAGGGATCGCGCTCATCCGTTTCTCCGAGGAGCTCGAGTATTTCGTCACACTCTTCTGCCGTTAGGAAGGCATAGGGGTCTATTCGCAGCGGCGCAAGCGGTTCCTCGTCGCCCGGTACGGACACGTGGCGTACTTCCTCAACCGTGCGCGGGTTGGGGTGTTCGGTGTCGTAGGGGTAGAGGGCGTTACCGTACTGATATTGCGTGGGGTCCTTCCAGGGCCTCAGGATCCGCGTTAGCTGCTCGTTGTGGATCGTGAATGGCTCGTAGCGGCTGACCTTGTTAAGCAGCGTGGTCTTGAAGATGGTTCGCCTGGTGTGTAGTTCGGGAATGCGGCTGTCTGCTCCGAACAGTTGGTCTTCATAGCGCATCCAGCAACGTAGGAGGGTATCGTAAATAAGCTCCGCCTGTTTGTGGCCCTTGGATCGAATTTTCCCGGTGCCCACATAGCCGCATTGAGGGTTCGTGCACACCGCGTCTTTGAGACCGTAGAGTTTTGGGGCGAGGAAAATCGCTTCGGAACTGTAGGTGTCGCTACCACACTGTTTGCACTTGATGTCACAATCACATGCCCAGTATAGGTCTGGTTTCTCGGGGTCAAACGTGAGGCGTGTGCTCTTAGACTTGATGCGGTGAGCTCCTCGCGTCTTCATGCGTTCGTAACCCGTCTCGCTGAGGAATAAGCTATCGGTATCCCCATAGAGCGTTTGCAGCTCTCGGTGTAGAATGTGTGTGCCCCTGTCCGGTCCGTGTAAAATTTCACACCATTCGCTAAAAAATGCTCGTGACCAACCCAAAACAAAGCATGCTATTTGGGTGGCATAACGTTTGTTTTCGACTTGTTTGTCCAGGCTTTCTAGGTGGAGTACGGTGAGCGCCTCCGGTGGCGCGTCGAGGAATCGAACGGGCTTGAATGCGGTCTCGTTGGCTCGCGAGTGGGCGGGGTTTGTTTCTGCCGGCGGTCGCCCGTCATCTATATAAAGGCCGCAGGTGAGCGCTTCTTCCAGCTCCTGATCGACTTCGGAGAGGTCTGCCTCCTCCTCGGCGGTAAGTACGACGTTTTCGTCCTTACTGGTACTCTCGCAGTGTTCGGAGTCCTCCTCCTCCTCGTCATCGCTCTCTTCCGGGGGTTTAAAATGTGCTAATAAGGATGGCGCAGAGAAGGGATCTCCCGTCTCGTAAAGAGTTTTGCCCGAAAACGACCTGTCGTTGAGAAGCGTGACATGTTTGACTACCTGGGTGCCCTCGTAGATCTCCTTTTTGTCCTTGTCCGTGAGGTCTTGCTCGAACACGATACGCGTGGTATCCATGTTGGTCGCGAAGGCCCCGTAGAGGGCGTTGCTGAGCATTTTCGAGATGGATCTCATGACCTCATTTTTCTCTTGATCGGCTTTTTCCTTGGCCGCGATGTTCTTGCTGACGTAATCCGCACAAATGGTCTTCCACTCGGGGAAGACAATGTTCATGTCGTCATGCAGGGCGGTGACTTTCCACCCGCGGTTGTGAAGCGTGATGATGTCTAGGACGGTGACGACCTCGTCGTAGAGCACCTCGTTGGCCCATACGAGGCGACCGCCTCTGCGGTTGCACAGCGGAGGGAGGGTATCGAGCTGTTCGGGGGGCGGCGGGTAGGCTTCTATTTTGAGGATGGAAGGTTTGATGCGTGCGTCGAAGTAGCTGATGGGTGCCGGCTGGAGCAATATGGCGTTCAGCTCGTCCACGTGCGCCGCTGTGAACTTGGGATCGAGAGGCATACCGTGGGGCATGGGGTGGGTGAGGGCGGAGGCGTACATACCGCAGATGTCGAACACGTATACGGGTTGCGTGAACGGCCCTAGCACGCTGGGATAGCATCGGCCCCCGCGCAGCGCCTGGCGAATGTACTTAAACATGGGTCGATGGGGAGCGTAAACCTCGGCCACGTAATCGGTGGGTATGGATTTGTTGGTTTTGTTGCCTTTTTTGTTTCGTTTCGCGGGTTTGGATTGTCTTTTGTCGAGCTGTTCCTGAACGTACTGCGAGAAGGTAAGTTGCTTCCAGAAGGCATGTGTATTGCTGGGGATGGTGGGCCTGACGAAGATGTTGTAATTGCCGTGCATGCCCAGCTCTTGCTTAAAGTATCGGTCGTAGCTTTCAAAGAGCGTGTGCGCCAGCTTTTGGGTGACGCGCACGTCCTGCATGCAGTACTCGAGACAGGCTCGTACGAGGTCGTACGGCTGTCCGGGGTGATTTTGGTTCCACAGCTGTTTTTGTTCATCGAGGACAGAGGCGTCCTCCCAGTAACGAGCGACGGGGAAGCCGTCGGCGTCCCGATCGTAGTGTCCGCGCGACACGTGTTCGTTGATGGCTTCGTACGGACAGTGTCCTTTGGACAGTTCTAAGGCGTAAGCGCTCGCCGCTTTGGCGAGTTTGGCTCCGCTGGTAAGCTGGAGTGTATCGCGCACCATGAATCGCACAAAGACGGACCGCATGTCGCGTTCGTCTACGACGCCTTTCACCCACCGGTGTAACCGGGTGGGGTCCTTTTTGCTGAAGTTGGGGTTGGGCATGTGGAATAGGATGTCGTTGAACAATAGTCTGCCGACGCGAGGCATGAAGGATCGATCGCAGCGGCAGGCGTCGGGGAAGAGGTCTCGTCGCTCGACCAGTTCGGTGGCGAGGAGCAGTTCGTCGAACTTGGTGATGTTGTGACCCAACACGATGACGTCTACGGAGTAGAAATCGGACGGTAAGGTGAGAGGCTTGCTGGGCTGTAGGAATTTTTCGTACGGGATGTGATAGATGGATGTGTAGTTTCCGTCGCTCATGAGTTCTCCGCAGAACTCTCGATTGGCTCGACAGTAGCGGCGCACGAGGTGTTCGGCGAAGTGCTGCTGGAGTCGTGTGCGGTAAGTCCGGAATCGTCGCGCGACCTCGCCCGGCTTCGGGTCGATCCAGTAGAAGCCTTCGTCGAGCTGTCGGACGTCGGTGTCTTCGAGCGCTATTTTTCGCGCGACCTCGACGAGCGCGGGGTCTCCGCTGAGCATGAAACAGAGCATGAACGGTTGCATGCGCTTCCCCTTTTGTTCGAAGACGGTGTACGTTTCGATGTCGTAAGTGAGAAAGAGCTGTTTGCAGTGGGGGCTTTGCGCCGGGCACGAGAAATGGACGTGTTGCCACATTTCGCTACCTGTTTTCTGTACGGCGTGGTAGTAGAAGGCGGATCGCCTTTCGTTGCACGCGTGGTTTCGCACCCAGTGTCGCCCGCAGGTGGGACAGTGTTGGACGGCGGTTCGCGAGAGGACCCAGAGCCAGCGTTCGGGCTCTCGACGGGCGTCCCGAGCTAGCAGGATGGGAGGTAGGAGCGGTGCTTCGTCCTCGAAGAGGCGTTCGATGTCGGCGTTTCTTCCGAGGAACTTGAGGACGCCGATGTATTTCGGTCGGAAGACGCGCAGGGAGTTCGTCGGGTCACGCTCGTAGAAGCCGTAGTCGATAATGTCGTACTGGCGACTGCGTTCGGTAAGGAGGAACTTGTGCAGTTTGAGGAATTTTTTCATGCCCCGCGCGAAGGGCACGCATTGTAATTTGAACGGCTCTCCTTCGATGTAGAAAATGCCATTTTTTAACACGTCTCCGGGTACGGTTTTGAACAGGGTCGATGGGGGGCGCCCGGGTGCGCTGTCGGGATCGTTCCGCTGACGCCTGGGTACCGTTCGCACGAGGTGAGAGTGCTCGCCCAGGATGGAGCGTCGCAGACGTCCCGCTGCGACGTGTTCCATGACGCTAGCGGCGCTGTTGGGGATGGTATCGCTGTTGGAAGTCGCGCTCTTCCCTCCTGTTTTGTAGGACTTGGCGTAAGTTGTCGGTAATGCGCTGATTGGTGGAGATGGCTACGATGCCCCGGTACTTGAGTCGGAAGCTGATGTCGATGCTCTCGATGAGCTCCTCGCTAAGGTTGAGTTGCTTGAGGACCTCGTCGATGTCTCCCGACTTGTCTCTGTATTGGATATCGGAGAGAAAGAGTTGTTGATCAGTTTCGTCCATGCCCTCGAATTGTCCCGTGCGCTCGACCATTAGCAGGAAGTCGCGGAGAATGCGGTTCCATAGGGTTTCGAAAATGCGCGACGAGTTGGACTGCTCGCTCCAAATTCGTTTAAAAACCTGCTGCGCGTTGACATCCCAACCCACGATGAGCACTTGCAGCGTGTCGATTTCCACGTAGCGTCTGAACTCGCGGTAGTTGATAAAGTGACTGTACAGGTAGTATAGCGTGGAGGCGATGTGCTCCGCGAGGAAGAAGTAGAGGACCCACTTCCTGAGGAAGGAGTCGGTGACGAGAGCCACGTCGGATTGCTGTGTCTGCAGGAGCAGACGGTAGAAGGCGGTGGCGAACTGGAACAGGTCGTGCCTCTGCGCGGTGCGACTGAGCTCTTGCTGTAAGGCGTCGATGGCCTCGAGCGCGGTCCGGACGACCTCGTCGAGGAGCTGTTCTTCCTCTTCCTCTTCTTCGGGCGGGAAGGGCTCCAGTTCCGGGAGGTATTCCTCGGGGGGTTGGGGGGAGGGGGGTCTGGGGCGCCGTCGGCGACGCGTGAGCCTCGGCAACCTGTCGACGAAGCGCTCTACCGCCCTCCGTCGGATCTGGCGGATCTGGGACGCGGTGATGGCGCGTCCGTGACGGTCGCGAGGCCGTAATCCGGATCTGTCGGTGACTCTGCGGTTTCGCAAGGTAATGGCGCCTCCCGAGAGCGAGGTGTCGCTAGCCAGAGTACTAACGAGACATCTCGCCATTATGGACGCAGGATCCTGTCCGAGCCATCCCGCTTGAGGATCGTTTTCGACCGCGCGGACGAGGCGCTGAGTGTCTAGCTCGCTAAAGGCTTCGACGAAGAGGTTGAGCCAATCGTCTTCAGCGAACACTTCCGATCCAGGTAAGAATCTGTACGTGCTTTCGGTGGTAAAGAGGTCGTAGGCGTTGCAAAATAGGTAGTGACACAGCGCAACGCGGAGGTAACGGATGGCCGCGAGGATCGCGGCGTCGCGATGCGAAGCCGTGCGAAGGACGACGTCGTCCCTGAGCCCGCTCGCGCCGCTACCCGTCAGATAGCTGTGATCGTCGGCGTTGAAAGGTTGCGGAATGACCCGTCCGTCTCGACCCACGACGACTCCTCTGCCTCGGAGATACGCTCCCTGCATGTCGGCCGCGATGCGATCCATGAGCACCGCGTTGTGCATCTGGGTGAAGGTGCCGTGAAAGTTGTCTAGGTCGAGGAAGCGCATGTACTGTCCGACGCTGACCGAGTACGAGCAGTCGGTGAGGCAGGTCCAGAAGAGCCTGCGCGGTCGTTGTGTCGGAGGGCTCTCGAATCCGAGCTGCATGAAGACGCGGTTGTCAAAGAAGTAGTTGTTGAGCGTCCTGTGCATGTACTGGTAGCCGAGCAACAGATGCGGGGGCGGCAGTCCGTTGTAGGGGTTCTGCGCGACGTTGGCTCCCCCCGGCGTTAGGTCGCGCAGCTGCATGAGTCTGTAGTCGTAGATTCGGCTGACGAGAAAGACGCTACGGGGATGCACGAGGGCTGGTTGCGTGCGCACCATCGGGAAATCGGCGGCGATGACGGGTTCGCAGAAGCGTACGGTGTTTAGGCTTTGGCCGGTGAGCTCCGCGAAGATCCTGTAAGCCTGAAATCGACCCCTGACGTTTTTAGACACGCGCGTGGCTGCATAATGCACCCGGTTCTTCAAAACGTGCGAAACGCGAGTTTGGGTTCCGGCGGAAGATCGAGTCAGTCGCAGCAGCACCAGCAGCAGGAGTTGCCGCCCGTCTACGATCAGCAGCGTCAAGCCTACCAGCACCAGCAGCCGTACCAGGACCGCAGCGCGGGCGGGGGTGGCGGCGCGCGAGCTCCCCCCGACCCTCCCCGATACCCAGCACAGCACGCGCTTCCGGTGGCGACGGGGCCTCCGGAGATGGCGGCGGGGGGCGTGCCAGAGGAGCCTCCGTCGTGTGGGATGGCGGTGGGAGCCACGCTAGACCCGACCCGCATGTACGAACGTGACGCGGCTAGAAAGGGGGCCATTCCCGAGGTGAACCTGTTTAAGGCGAAGCCGGACACGGTTCCTCAAGGCGATTACGATCGAGACATGATGTATCGCTCGGGACAGGTAGTGCAGTTGGACAGGAACCGGGTGCTGCGCCCCGAAGACTTCGCGGCGGACGCGGGTGACCCGACGTTCTCGCCCGCGGTCAATCACATGAAGGCCGCCGAGTTGAAGCGCGCCTCGGAGCAAACGGCTTTCGGGGAGGAGATGCGCAACGTGTGTCACCAGACGCGTATCCGCACGGCGCTCTCCCGACCGGAGGTCGGCGCGGGCATCTACTACCTGTACGATTTCGTGCAGACGTACATGGAGCACCCGGACGGGCGCGTCAAACTGAACCCGCAGCTGGTGCTGGTGGCGCAGCACGCGGGAAATACGTCGCTCGCGCAACGCCTATGGGCGATCGCGGAAGAGAAAAACGCGTGGCTGAGAGACCTGATAGAGATGGCGTACATGATCGTGACCGACCCGTACTTGAGCATAGAGCAGCAGGTATCGGCGGTGTGCACGACGGTGGTCGAGCTGAGCATGAAGTACGCCAAGCTGGCCGCGAAGAACGGCTACCCGTCCATGGCTCAGATGGCCAAGGCCCAGGAATTTTTCTACCGGGTGATGCAGGCGGTGCTGGACTTGGGGGTGCAGTTAGGCGTGTACAACAACAGGCCGGTAACCTTCCGTCAGAAGCGGATGAGCGAGATTCCGCAGATGACTGACGCCGAGTACATGTTCGGTTTGACCCAGGCGCTCGAGAACCGACCTCCCCAAGGGGAGTTTCCGGCCGACGGAGAGTTTTCCGACAGCGGAGAGGAGGATGAGTTCGACTGAAGTCTTCGGCGCGCTGGCGCCGGTGGGGCGTACTGAGGTGGCCGACGCGCTGAGCTCCCACGCCAACAGCAAGGATGCCCGCAGTCTCCGTTACGAACCGTACGCTAACCGCCTGATCAAATTGCAAACGGCGATGGTGCCCCCTAAAGTGGACGGGACTTCGGAACGGGTAGCGGAGGTGGTCAAGGGCTTGGCAGAGCAGGGCGCCATCTACCCCGATCAGATGGGAGCGATCCATTCGGACTTGCTGAACCGCGTGTACACGTGGAACTCTATGGGCGTTCAGGAGAGCATTCAAGCTCTGGTGAACGACGTCATCCACGGTCAAAATAAAGTGTTGCAGGACGAACTGGCCCGCACGCGCGAGATCGCGAACGCTTCCATGTTGACTCGTTTCTTCGACAGTCTGTATAAGACGGTCGACCGGGGGCAACGCAACTTTGAGGGCTTTAAGAAGTTGCTCCGCTTGTTCGTGAATAACGTTCCGAACGCGGAAGTGTACAGCTCGGGCGGCTCCTTCAGCTTGCAGATTAACATGGGGGGTCAGAGTCAGAACATCAATCTGACGAACGCCTTCGACAACCTGAAGGACATCTGGGGGGCGCGGTGGGATGCCGTAAACAATCCGCGCATAGGGGCGTTGCTGACGCCTAACACGCGCGCCCTGCTCTTCTTCGTGAGCACCTTCTACGACTACGGCTCGATGGAGCCGGGTAGCTACCTCGATAACCTGATGCGTCTGTACAAGGAGGCCATTAGGGCCGACACGGACGCGGAGGGCGACGCCATCATGGAACTCGGCGACGCGGGCGCCAACCTGAATCTCAAGTTTAACCAGTACAAGGACACGCTCAACTATCTGCTGCAGAATAAGCCGTCCGTCCCGCAGACGGGGCCGCTAGAGATGAGCCCCGAGCAGGAGAGTCTTTTTAAGTATTTGATGCGTCAGCTGAGACGGGCGTTGAAAGACGGCGTCAACTCGGACATAGCCATCAGCACGATGGCGCAGTACGTGGATCCGCGATTGTATACGAGCAATAAGGTCTTCATCGACAAGCTCCAGAACTACTTGCTGATGGCGAGCGCGCGCAATCCCTACTATTACAAGACGATCGTGCTGGATCCTCACTGGGTGCCGCCGGCGGGCCTTTATACGGACAACTTTGTGATCCCGGAAATGATGCCCAATTTTAGTGACTTTGCGAGCGAGCTCGAGTACGGCGGTCCCTCGCGGGACGAGTACTTTGACGACAGTCCGTTCCGTCCGCCGCCCCAGAAAAAGTTTACGGAGAAAGAGCAGGCCGACTACGATTCGCTGATCAACTTTTTCGACTCGACTTTGGGCGTGCAGTCGGAGGCCGGTTGGATTGCAGATCACCGCCTCCCGCAGGCCTTCGACGGCGCGCTGAACGTGTCCGAGCGCACTCCCTACAACACCCCCCTGCCCGACGACGCACCGATGCGCAGTCGCAACGCCTCGGTGAGCTCGGCGACGGACGCCTTAGGGCAGCTGAAGCTGAGCGGCACCGGGGGCGCCGGCTTCTTCGACAGCCTGAAGCCGAGCGTGGGCACACGCCGTTCGACAGGTCTGGCCAAGGGACTTGCGGGCACGGGACAACCGCCTTGCCCATGGCCGGCGAGCGTCGGCTACGCGTCCGCGGGATACGGGCCCGCTCGCGGAATCAGAGGGTCGGGACTGGCTAGACGAGCGTTAGCAGCGAGGGGTCTCCGTCAAGGCAAGCGCCTACGCTTTTACTAACGAGAGCTAGATACCATTATTAAGGGACACTTACCGCCATTTCGACAGGATCTCCGACAAGGAGTGGTGCAATGTGGGGGTTGCAGCCGCCGACGTCGATTCCGCCGCCTCCTCCGCCGACCGAGTTAACGCCCTCGACCTATCCGGCGATGGTGAACGGCTATCCGCCTCCGGCCGCGTCCGCGCAGAGCTGTTCCTCTAGCGGCGGTCAGAGCGAGCTGTATATGCCCCTTCAGCGGGTGATGGCCCCTACGGGGGGACGGAACAGCATTAAGTATCGCGATTACACGCCGTGTCGTAACACCACCAAGCTGTTTTACGTAGACAACAAGGCTAGCGATATCGATACGTATAATAAAGACGCCAACCATAGCAATTTCCGCACCACGGTGATCCATAACCAGGATCTGGACGCGGACACGGCCGCCACCGAGTCCATCCAGTTGGACAACCGCTCCTGCTGGGGCGGTGACCTAAAGACAGCCGTGCGTACCAACTGCCCGAACGTGAGCAGTTTTTTCCAGAGTAACAGCGTGCGCGTGCGCATGATGTGGAAGCGCGACCCGCCGACTAGCACGGCTCCTCCGAGCGCGGTAGGCAGCGGCTATTCGGTGCCCGGCGCGCAGTACAAGTGGTACGACCTGACGGTCCCCGAGGGTAACTACGCGCTGTGCGAACTGATAGACCTGCTCAACGAGGGCATCGTGCAGCTCTACCTGAGCGAGGGTCGCCAGAACAACGTGCAAAAATCGGACATCGGGGTCAAGTTCGACACACGCAACTTCGGCTTGCTCCGCGACCCCGTGACGGGACTGGTAACTCCGGGCACGTACGTGTACAAGGGTTACCACCCCGACATCGTGCTGCTGCCCGGATGCGCGATCGACTTTACGTACAGCCGCCTGAGCCTGCTCCTGGGCATAGGGAAGCGCGAGCCCTACTCGAAGGGGTTCGTTATTACCTACGAGGATCTGCAGGGAGGGGATATCCCGGCTCTGCTGGACCTCGACTCCGTCGACGTGAACGACGCTGACGGTGAAGTGATCGAGCTCGACAACGCTGCTCCCCTTTTACATGACAGCGCGGGCGTGTCGTATAACGTCATTTACGACCAGGTGACGGGAAAACCCGTGACAGCGTATCGCTCGTGGATGTTGGCTTACAACGTGCCTAACTCGCAGGCCAATCAGACGACCTTGCTGACGGTGCCCGATATGGCGGGCGGGATCGGGGCGATGTACACGTCCCTGCCCGATACCTTTATCGCGCCTACCGGGTTCAAGGAAGATAACACGACCAACCTTTGCCCGGTCGTCGGCATGAACCTGTTCCCCACCTACAATAAAATTTATTACCAGGCGGCGTCCACGTACGTGCAACGCCTGGAAAATTCCTGCCAGTCGGCCACAGCCGCCTTCAACCGCTTTCCCGAAAACGAGATTCTGAAGCAAGCGCCCCCCATGAATGTTTCGTCCGTGTGCGATAACCAACCCGCCGTCGTTCAGCAGGGTGTGTTGCCTGTGAAGAGCTCGCTCCCCGGACTGCAGCGCGTGCTGATCACAGACGACCAGCGTCGTCCGATACCCTACGTGTATAAGTCTATCGCGACGGTTCAGCCGACCGTTCTGAGTTCCGCGACCTTGCAGTAGGACTGAACATGTCCATTCTGATATCCCCGAATAACAACACAGGTTGGGGTATGCGTCGCCGCTCTAGATCATCATCCATGCGCGGGGTGGGGATGCGTCGCAGGGCTCGCCCTCTGACGCTGCGCTCGCTCCTGGGTCTGGGCACCCGGAGGAGACGCGGCTCCCGCCGCTCCCGGCCGAGGACCACCAGCCGGCTGGTCGTCGTGCGCACCCGCACCAGCAGCATGCGAAGACGTCGTTGATCGTCGCAGCGCGGACTACGTCGCCTACCGTCGCCTCCATCTACCGATTCTAGTTCGAACGACTTGTTATAGCCTTCGTGACTTTGGTAACGACTTTGTACCGTCCCTGTACAGACAGGACGGACCAGCGCCGCCTTCGTCGTTCCCCGACGCGTCGCTAATTCTTCGACCATGCCCGCCGTGCTTTTGACCGGGGGTCGCACCGCCTCCAAGCGTAAATTCAGCACCAAGCAGCGTCGCAAGAAAGCGGTGTCCGTGCCCAAGATCCGCTCGCGCAGCGGCAAGCGCAGCGGCGTTCGGAAGCGTTCGTCCATTTCGGTGCCCGTGAGCGGCACGGCCAGCGCCTCGGAGAGAGCTGCCTTGCAAAATCTGGCGCAACGCCTTCAGAGGGGCAACTACACGGCCTGGCGCTCGGCGGACCCCTCGGTCGCCGCGAGCGAAGCTGCCAAGGCGGCCGCCGCCAGCGGCGCCGCAGCCTACGTGCGAGACCTGACTACGGGCACCGCGGCCGAGGCGGTTCCGCTCACCGGCACCGGGAGGCGGCGCCGCACCGGGACAAGGCGGTCGATGCGGGGTGGCTTTTTCCCGGCTCTGATTCCTCTGATCGCCGCCGCCATCGGCGCCATCCCCGGCATCGCCGGCACCGCCGTGGGCATCGCGAGCCTTAAGGAACAGCAGAGACAATTCAATAAGTTGTATGGCAACAAGTGAGAGAGAGAACCGAAGTGCTGACTGTGTGACTGTCGTCTAAGACGTTTCCAATAAAAATTTTGTAGACGATCGATCACTCGCCGCCGTCGTTATGGACTACGCCGCCTTGTCGCCTCACGTCGGGTCCTGGGCCCTGAGAGAACATCACCTGGGAACCTCCACCCTGCGCGGGGGTGCCATAAACTGGTCCAACGTGGGCTCGCGGCTCTCGAGCGCGCTGAGCTCCACCGGACGATGGCTGTACAACACCGGCAACCGCTTCGTCCACTCCAATGCTTTTAACCAGATAAAGCAGGGCCTTAAGGATAGCGGCATAGTGCGCAACGTGGCGTCGCTGGCCGGTGAGACGCTCGGCGCCCTGACGGACATCGGGCGCCTGAAGCTGCAGCAAGATCTAGAGAAGCTTCGCCGTAAGGCTCTCGGGGAGGAAGGTCCCGCCACGCAAGCGGAGCTCCAAAGCCTGATCCAGGCTCTACAGGCCCAACTCGCCGCCGGAGCCGAGGTCTCGCCGCAGGGTTCTGCGCACGTCCCGCAGACGGTACCGGCGCCGCCCGTGCCGACCACACGCCCGATTCCCGAGATGGTGACGGAGGTGAACCCTCCCATCACGTCCTCCGCTCCCGCCGTGCCCGTGGTGGACGTCCCGACTACCCTAGAGATGCCGCCGCCCGCGAAGCGAAGGCGAAAGCGAGCCAGAGCGGGCTCCTGGAGAGCGAGGCTCAACACCTTGTCAGGCACCGGAGTGAATGTCAGCAGTAGGCGATTGTGTTACTAAACGGGTTGTGTATGTATGTCGCGTTTCGTCTAGGTTCGCACCGTCATGGCGGCCCTCACGCCCGACCTGACTACCGCGACTCCGCGGCTCCAGTATTTTCACATCGCGGGCCCCGGGACGCGCGAATACCTCTCTGAGGACCTCCAACAGTTCATTTCCGCCACCGGAAGCTACTTTGACTTGAAAAACAAGTTCAGACAGACGGTCGTGGCGCCCACCCGAAATGTCACGACAGAAAAGGCTCAACGGCTGCAAATCCGCTTTTACCCCATCCAAACCGACGACACGTCGACGGGCTACCGCGTGCGGTACAACATCAATGTGGGCGACGGTTGGGTCCTGGACATGGGGTCGACCTATTTCGACATCAAGGGAATCCTAGACCGAGGGCCGTCCTTCAAGCCCTACTGCGGCACGGCTTACAACCCGCTGGCTCCCAAGGAGTCCATGTTTAACAACTGGTCGGAGACGGCGCCCGGGCAGAACGTGTCCGCCTCCGGTCAGCTGTCCAATGTCTATACCAACACGAGCACCACCAAAGACACGACGGCGGCGCAGGTGACGAAGATTTCCGGCGTCTTTCCCAACCCCAACCAGGGACCCGGAATAAATCCTCTGCGGCAGGTAGAAAACGCCAACACCGGCGTGCTCGGTCGCTTCGCCAAGTCTCAGTACAATTACGCTTACGGTGCCTACGTCAAGCCCGTCGCCGCCGACGGTTCCCAGTCCCTCACGCAGACCCCCTACTGGATCATGAATAACGCGGGCACCGAATACCTGGGGGCGGTAGCCGTCGAGGACTACACCAACAGCCTCTCGTACCCAGATACCATGATCGTGCCGCCTCCCGAGGATTACGACGATTATAACATAGGCACCACGCGTGCGCTCAGGCCCAACTACATCGGGTTCAGGGATAACTTCATTAACCTGCTGTATCACGACTCCGGCGTGTGCTCGGGCACCCTCAACTCGGAGCGTTCGGGCATGAACGTGGTGGTCGAGCTGCCCGACCGGAACACCGAGCTCAGCTACCAGTACATGCTGGCCGACATGATGTCCCGCCATCACTATTTCGCCCTGTGGAACCAGGCGGTTGACCAGTACGACCCCGAGGTGCGAGTCTTCTCCAATGACGGTTACGAGGAAGGCGCGCCCAGCTACGCCTTTAACCCCGAAGCGGTAGGCGCGGGAGAAGGCTACGGCCCCGATCTCAGTCAAATTAAACTCTACACCAACAACACCGCCGCGAACGACAAAAACACCGCCGTGACCAACGCCACTACCAACTTCTACTTCGGCACGGTACCCTCCTACGAAATCGATATCAGCGCTACCCAGAGGCGCAACTTTATCATGGCCAACATCGCCGAGTATCTGCCCGACCGTTACAAGTTTAGCATCTCCGGCTTCGACGCCACCAGCGTCGCGCCTACCACCTACGAGTACATGAACAAGCGCGTCCCCCTCACCAACGTCGTCGACATGTTCACGAACGTGGGTGCGCGTTGGTCCATCGACCAGATGGACAACGTCAACCCCTTCAACCACCACAGAAACTGGGGGCTGAAATACCGCTCCCAGCTGCTGGGAAACAGCCGCTACGTCAACTTCCACATCCAAGTGCCCCAAAAATTCTTCGCCATCAAAAACCTGCTGCTGCTCTCCGGCTCGTACACCTACGAGTGGGTGCTGCGCAAAGACCCCAACATGATCCTACAATCCAGTCTGGGCAACGACCTGCGCGCCGACGGCGCCAGCATCGTCTACAACGAGGTGAACCTCATGGCCAACTTCATGCCCATGGATCACAACACCAGTAACCAGCTCGAGCTGATGCTGAGAAACGCCACCAACGATCAGACCTTTGTGGACTACCTGGGAGCCAAAAACGCTCTCTACTCGGTGCCCGCGGGCTCCACCGCCCTCACCATCAACATTCCCGCTCGCACCTGGGAGGGGATGCGCGGGTGGTCCTTCACTCGCATCAAGGCGGCCGAGACGCCTCAGCTGGGCGCCCAGTACGACGTCAACTTCAAGTACTCGGGCAGCATCGCCTACTCAGACGGAGGCTTCTACCTCTCGCACACCTTCCGTAACATGAGCATCCTCTTCGACACGTCCATCAACTGGCCGGGCAACGACCGGTTGCTCACGCCTAACATGTTCGAGATCAAGCGCTCGGTGGCGCTCGACACCGAGGGCTTCACCATGAGCCAGTGCGACATCACCAAGGACTGGTACCTGATCCAGATGGCCACGAACTACAACTTCGTCTATAACGGCTATCGATTCTGGCCCGATCGTCAGTACTTCCACTACGACTTCCTGCGAAATTTCGACCCCATGACGCGCCAGGGACCCAACTTCGCATTGCCCGGCCTCTTCGACCTCGTGTCTTACACCCCTACCACGGACAACAGCGGACAGCAGGCTAGTCAGGAAGCCGTGCGCAACAATTCTGGGTTTATCGCCCCCCGCTCCTGGCCCGTCTGGAGCGCTCACCAGGGCGAGAGCTGGCCCGCCAACTGGCCGTACCCGCTCTGCGGTCAGCAGGCCATCCAACCCGGACAGGTCCTCAGCTACAAGAAGTTCCTCTGCGACAACTACCTGTGGACCATCCCGTTCAGTTCCGACTTTATGTACATGGGCGAACTGACAGATCTGGGTCAGAACCCCATGTACACGAACAACTCGCACAGCATGGTCATCAACTTCGAGCTCGATCCCATGGATGATCCCACTTACGTGTACATGCTCTATGGCGTGTTCGACACCGTTAGGGTCAACCAGCCCGAACGTAACGTGCTAGCTATGGCTTACTTCCGTACGCCTTTCGCCACAGGCAACGCCGTGTAAACCCTTAGAGCGTCGGCATGACGGGGACCACGGAGTCTCAGTTGCGGGACCTGGTGGCAGCGATGCATCCTCGTCACCGCTTTCTGGGCGTGTTCGATCGAACCTTCCCCGGATTTCTGGACCCGGAACGCCCCGCGTCGGCTATCGTCAACACCGGCTCCCGGTCCTCTGGCGGCATGCACTGGATCGGGTTCGCGTACGACCCGCAGTACCGGCGCTGTTATATGTTCGACCCCTTCGGGTGGTCCGACAAGAAACTGTTGGAGTTATACAAAGTTAAATACGACGCGATGCTGAAGGCCACCGGCCTGAGCCAGCAAGACCGCTGCATCGAGCTGGTGCGCTCCGTGCAAGCCGTGCAGTGCCCGTGCTCGGGCGCCTGCGGGCTTTTCAGCGCGCTCTTCATCGCCTCTTTCGACCGCTACCGACGGAGTCCGATGAACGGAAACCCCATCATCGACACCGTGGTCGGCGTCAACCACGAGAATATGTACAAACCGGCCTTTCGCGAGATCCTGCACCGGAACCAGGAGCGCATGAACGCGTGGTTCGCGCGGAATAATCCCTATTTCCAGCGTCACGCCGAGCTCCTGAAACGCGAAACGGCAATAAACACGTTACCACAGAATCACGTACAACAAGCATAGCGACTCCTTTATTGTGAAAGGAAGGCAATAAACATTCGTTACTCTGAACGAACGTCTCTCTCTTGTTGCGTGCGTGCGTGCGTGCATGAATGCGTGCTCCCCTTAAGCCCGCGTAAAGCACTACGCGAATGGATCGGAATGGGACACGGGACAGACGGGAGCGATGACTTCCGTTTTGTAGGCGTACTTGTCGTTCCAGCGGAACTCGCGGACCTGCGTGGCCGCCTCCGTGCCCAGCGCGGTGGTGATCAGCTCGTTCGCGAAAACGTACGCGTAGCGGAGATCCATGTAGGAAATGCGCCACGAGCAGCTCTTCTCGGTGCGCCTCTGCGCGCGACTCGAACCCGCGGGGTTGGAACCGCCGGGCGCCTGCGGGTTGCAACAGGTGTACACCATCGTGTGCGGGTGCTTGTGGTGCGCCTTCATGTCGGCGCGACTCTCCAGCATATCCTTGGTGATATCGTCGGTGCCGCTCAGCTTGTAGGGGGTCATACGGCATATCTGCCGCCCGCTGATGGGAGCTTCGCAACCGTAATTGCAGTTGCAGTTGGTCGAGATCAACACGCACTGCTCGATGCGCGAGCGATCCGCGTTCGGGTACAGCGCCATGGTCCAACTCAGGTCGTGCTTCATGGCGCTCAGAGCCTTCTGCGCGTCCGAAAAGACCATCGCGCAGCTCCCGGTCGCGTGCGGGTACGGGAAGCCGTTGTGCTCCTTGTCTTTCGCGCATACCGCGTTGTTGTCGAAGCGGAGCACCACCACCTGCCGCCCGAAGCGGTTCTTCTCCACGCGACCGCCCTGCTCGGCGATGGCGCGCTTGCCGGCTTCGCTGGTCGGATTCAACTCCACCGTGCGAGGCTTAAGGCTCATCGGAATGCCGTGAAAGCACTTCGGCATGGTGGCGCCCTTCCAGCCGTGTCGCCAAACGTGCGCGCCTCCCGGTACGAACTTCGGTTCCAACCCGGCTAAGTTGTAAATCATGGCGGCCAAAAACCTGCCCAACTGCCCGTAGAAGGAATCGAAGCTGGAGAAGGTGAGTCGGAACTCGGGGTGCCGTCGGCGCATAAAGAGACCGGCGACCTTGGTCCAAATGGCGTCCAAGGGCTCGATGGTGCCTCCCTGCCAGCGCATATCGAGAGATTCGCACACGGTCGTCAGGTAGGCCATGGCCTTTTGCGCGCTGAAAGTGACGGGATCCTCCGCGAGGGCGCCCGCCATCGGGCCGCCGGTAGACTGGAACTCTTCGGTGTCGCTTTTGAGCTCCTGCTCCGCTTCGAGAACATCGCTATCCGCGAGCTCGGCGGTGCTGGTCGTCTTCTTCTTCGGCGGAGGGCGCTTGCCGCGCTGCGGCTTGGCGGGCGGCTTCAGTTCCGCCATTAATTCCAGCTCGGAATCCGAGTCGTTTAGGCACGCGGCCTGGTGTTTTCGCTTCTCGCCGGGCATTTCGAGGGAGCGCGAGCGTGAGCGGTGAGACGTGGACGGTCGTTCTACGGCGTCGTCCTCTGAACTTGAAAAGCCCGGGTCGTTAGCTATAGACCTTTTCAGGTCGGTCTTCCGACCTATAGGAAAGCGGACACGCCCAAATCCGTTAGCTCCTCCCATCGTAGCAGTGGCGGGGAAATTAAACCCGAAGTTGCGCACTACGCGCTTAGTCGCCTCCTACCTCGCGGACCGCGGATCGTCGACATCTTCCTCTTCTGCGGCGAACGGTAAGTTCGAACATCCGACTCCGCTTCCCTCTCGTCCTCCGAGCTGAACGTCTTCGTTAGCGGCTCTCTGTAGGCCGCGTCCCTCTGGAGCTTCTTTTTCCTCTTGGTCGGTGAGCCGTACGACCGGCTCGTCGAGAGTCTCGCGCTTCTCTCGCGCTGCTCTTCCGCGTCGGAGGGCATCGGGTCCTCGTAGTCGCTGTGCTCGCTTCGGCTTGAATCTATCTCGACTTCCATTGCTCTCTAGGGGACTAAGGCGCACATAATCATGATGTCGAATCCGTCGGGTTACGGACAGCTGAAAAGCTTGGCGACAGTGGGCTTAGTGCTGCGCAGCGCCCTCGAGCGGTTTCCGTGGACCGATTACGTAAGTCATCTTCGCGACCACGTTAGTACCACCTATCGCAAAGAGCTGCCCTCTAGCGCGGAGTTAGTCGAGATCGAGCTGGACACCCTGGCCGAGATACTCATTGACCGACTGGGTCAAGAAACGGCGGTGCTTAGCGCCTACAAAAGTCTTGGAAGACCTTATCGAACGCGATAAGGAAGCGCCAAAAGAGGAAGCGGAGGCGCCGAGTGGGAAAGTACCTAAACTCCCGCCGAACCTTCCCTCCATTGTTCCCGAGGAGAACAAAAGCCCCGAGGCTGACGTCCGAAAAGACGTGGGCGAGATGGAAAGCACCGCCGACGGGGATAAAGCCCGTGGCGAGGAGCCCGTAGCTGAACGCGAGGCCAGCGACACCGCCGGCGCCGACGGCGAGTTCCCCGCACCGGAAGACGAGCATCCGGACGATGGGGAACCGGATGAACCGGCCGACAGAGACGACCGATCGGGCGAATCGGACGCGGATAGCGGTTACTATTCGGCAGATGGGGGACGCGATGCAGAGTGCGACGGAGAGGGCGCTCGACCCGACACCCCTACGGACGAGTCTAGCGCGCCGACTACTCCATCCACAGCAGTGCGACGCTCATCGGGCGAGTCTAGCCCCGATCGCGGTGGCTGCTTTAGCCACTCTAGCGACTCTGAGCTCGGCTGTGCTACTGAGACTCGCGATCCGTTTGCTGCGGGGCTGCGCAAGTGCATCGAACGGCAAGCCATGATCCTAACGGGAGCCCTCAAAGACGCGCAGCTCGACCCGCCCCTCGACAGCATGCCACTTACCGTAGACGCGGTCCAGAGACAGTTAGAGCGCTTTCTCTTCAACCCCGACCCGAAAGTGCCGCGCGAGCACGTAGAGGCTCGCTACAACTTTTATCCGCCCTTCATGACGCCTAAAGCCATCGCCAACTACCACATCTTTGCGGTAACCGCCCCCATCCCGCCTAGCTGCAAGGCCAACCGGAGCGGATCCGAGGTGCTCCGTGCCGCGGAGAACGCTCGCTTCTTCAAACGCTTACCTCGCTGGAAGCAGGGCGTGACGGTCGACGACGGTCTGGGAGACGAGGTGTCGCCTATAACAGAGCTGAAAGACGCCAAATTAGTGCCGTTGCGCGATGACACCTCCCGTCTCGAGTGGGCCAAAATGCGCGGCGAACACGTACGCTATTTTTGCTACCCCTCCCTCCACATGCCTCCCAAAATATCCCGCATGCTCATGGAGGTACTGCTCCAGCCCTTCGCTCAAGAGGTAGCGAGCGGTCCCGAGCAAGAAGACCCCGAGCCCGTCGTATCCGACGCGGAACTGGCGTGCATCGTCGATCCGGAGGGCGTGATGCAACCACACGCGCTAGCTAGAGCGATAGAGGTCAGACGGCGCATGGTAGCGCAGGCCGTCCGCTATACCGCTCAGCTAGAGCTTATGGAACGCGTATTCCGAGAGCCTTCCTCGATCAAAAAGGCACAAGAAGTGCTCCATCACACCTTCCATCACGGTTTCGTGGCGCTCATTCGGGAAACCGCCAAAGTCAATCTAAGCAACTATGCCACCTTCCACGGGATCACGTACAACGACCCGCTCAACAACTGCATGCTAGCCAAGTTGATGGAAGGCTCGGACAAGCGAGATTACGTGGTGGACAGCATCTACCTCTTCTTGGTGCTCACGTGGCAAACGGCTATGGGCATGTGGCAGCAAGCCATCCAGGAGGAAACCATCGAGGCTTATCGAGAGGCCTTTACTCGGCTCCGAAGAGCTATTTACGCCCTCGAAACACCCACCGAGATCTCCAAAGCCATCGTGGACGTGCTCATGGACGGAGACCGACTGTGCGCCGAAATGCGCAAAGCGCTCCCCAACTTCACCAATGGCAGCCAAATCAGCGCCTTTAGGCAGTTTATCATGGAGCGCAGTAACATCCCCACCACAGCCGCCCCCTTCCTACCCTCCGATTTTGTGCCGCTCTCCTTCCGACAAGCCCAGCCCCTGCTCTGGGACCAGGTGTACCTCCTCCAAACCGCCTTTTTCCTCTGCAACCACGGAGGATACCTGTGGGAGCCCGAGGAAACCGAGAATCCCAACCCTCGCGATCGCACCTACTGTCCGTGCAACTTGTGCAGTCCGCACCGGATGCCCCAACACAACGTGCCTCTGCACAACGAACTGCTCGCCATCAACACGTTTGAAATCCGCACGGACGACGGCAAGACCTTCAAATTGACTCCCGAACTGTGGGCCAACGCCTACCTAGACAAATTCGAACCCAAAGACTACCACCCTTTCGAAGTGGTGCACTTCCCTCAACACGAGGAAGCGTTCTCTAGAGACCTCACGGCCTGCGTCACCAAAAGCCCCGAAATCCTCAGTCTGATTCGTCAAATTCAGGCTTCGAGGGAGGAGTTCCTCCTCACGCGGGGCAAGGGCGTATACAAAGACCCCGACACCGGCGAGGTCCTCACTCCGCAGCCAGATCTCCAAGCTGGAGCAGCCCGGCGACAAGCTCTACCAACCGCTTACGCCGATCACGCCAGAGGAGCTGCGACGTCGGCAGAGCCTTCTCGAGCTCTACGGCCTACCAGCGTCGCAACCGCCGCCGGCGAAACCGAACACGGGGGTGCTCTTCAGCGCGCTATCGGCTCGGTCCAACCCTCCGTCGCAGGAGCAACTCCTCATGGCCCAGAGAATGGTCGACCTGAAGGCCAGGGCTTCGGAACCTCCGGAGCCCGAAATCTACAATCCCGAGGAGGCGACCGAGTCCGACGGCGAAACTCTAGGCAGCGAGGATACCGATACGGAAGAGGACCAGATGAGCACGATCTCCGAAGAGGAGGAGGAGGAAGACGAGGCGTATTCCGCGGATCTGGCTGGGGAAGACAAGGAGAACAGCCCCCCTCCCCCTACGATTCCCCCCAAACGCAGCCGAAAAGCATCCTCCGTCGCCCCGTCCCAGGCCCTGACGAGACCTCCCCTGCGTACCAACAACACCGCCAACACGACCGGCACCGCCAGGAGGATCCGTCCGCAGCGCCTACCCGACCGAGCACCCCGAGGTAACTACCGGAGCTGGGCGCGCTATCGGGTGGCCATTTGTCAGGCGCTGCGGGATACGGTGTTCGATAGGGTTCAGGCGGCCCAAGTGCTTAAAAATACACGTCAACTGTACGTGCCCGCCTCCGTGCTGGCTTACTACGCTAGAAAACTACTAGCTATGACCGACGACTCTGCTTTCACCCACAGCTGCGAGGGCTCGCAACGCTAGCCGAAAGCCTGCTGCGCCACCTAAACCTAGAAAACCCGCTTCGGCCACTTCTTCGATTCTAGAAAAACCGATACCCCAGCACATCGCGGACCTTCGCGCCGAGGTTCTCGAGATCCTGCTCAAGATCGAACAGTACGCTCGAAAAAACCCCGAACGGCGAGTTTCCGTGCGCAATCGCACCCGGGAGAGCATCACTCGACAAGTGCATTACACCAGCTCCGAGGAAGCACTCACCAGGCTCAAGGCGGACGCGGAAAAAATCCTAGTCGCCTGGAGTGGCAGTGCCTAGACCGGGGACATTTATACTGTCGAAAATGAACCTCTTGAACGCCGCACCCACCCCTTACGTGTGGAAATACAACCCCGTGACCGGTAAATGCGCCGGCGCCCAACAGAACTACGGCGCCACTATCGACTGGGTGTTGCCGGGCGGTAACAGTTTCGCTTACGCGGCCGATGAGATAAGGCGCCGATTCCCAGAACCGGCAGTCACGAGAGCAATTACCGCGCGCTTCGAGGCTGAGTCAGACCAACAGCCCTACGCGGGCCCGCACGAAACCAACATTATCACGGCAGATGTCGTGCGAAGCGGGGCGCCGCCCAGCGCGGTGTACCCATTTGACCCCAGCGGAGTCCAACGGGTGCAACTCTCCGGAGGCATGATGGGAGGTCGCACCGAGGGCAGGGTGCAATTATCGGGCGGACTGACCGAAGGTCGCATGCAATTAGCGGGCGGCGCCGCCGGGAAACTACCGACCCGGGCGCGCCCTACTTTACGACCGCCTAGATGGTGCGGTACCACCCTGACCGGCAACGGTCTCCCGGCCGATTACCCCGAAATGACCCCGGACGCGTTCAAGTACTATCTACGTGTTCAAGGTCCCAGCCAGGAGGTGGACGAGCCCGGAGTCATGTCCCAGCGCCGATTCATGACCACGTTCCTCCCGGCCATGGTCCCCCACCCTTTCGACAGCGAATCTCCCGACGCCTTCCCGGCCTACTTCAGCAGCGTCTACAAGGGCACCAACGCTTTCGAACCGGTGTTCTGGCAGGGTTAAGGGGCGGTACTTACGCGCTGCTGACGGTAATCGGTCTCGGAATAAAGCTCTTGCATTTCCGAAGCGGAAAATGGCTCCTTTCTGGTCATTACGACCCGCTCGCCGCCTTCGCTGTGTACGCGCGCTCTAAACTTGCGTCTCAACCAAAACACGAAACCAGGGTTAAGCGGTTCGTCGAACCGTAACATAGCCTGATCGTTTATTTTTAACCAATATCTTCTAGGCTCCGCCATGTCGGCCCTAATCGCCTCCGCAGCCGATACCGTCTCCGTCAGCGGAAAAAAACGACCCCGCAGGGCCCTATCCGAACCTATCCGGTACCTTTCGGAGGGTGACGAGCGTCGAAAACCCAAACGCGCGCCACCGGCCACCCGCGCGAATGGTCCCCTCCTCGATCTGGTGTATCCATTTGACTTCAATGCGGGGGGAGGTGGCAGCGGTGGCGGTGGTGGTGGGGGAGGTGGAGGTCAGCAGATCGCGGTCGACCCCGATGGGCCGCTCGAACTCACTGGCGACCTACTGACCCTCAACACCAAAACGCCCATTTACGTCAGCGATCGAGCGGTCAGTCTGCTCATCGATGACGATACTTTGGCCACTAAGCAAGTCAACGGGGCGCTCATGGTCAAAACCGCGGCCCCTCTAAACTCGGGCACTGGCGGCGGCGTCACGCTAGGCTTCGACCCCCACACCATGGCACTGGATTCCGTTACCGGGGTGCTCAAAGTGCTCGTCGACTCACAGGGACCTCTGCAAGCCGACACCGGAGGCATCACTCTCCAGTTCAACACTCAAGACTTCGTTGTCAACAATGGCACCTTAGCGCTAGCCTCCTCGGTCGGTCCGACCTATCTGAGCCCCTTTGCAACCTACGAAGTCACGCCCGTATTGGGAATATCGCAGAGGAACGGCAACGTAAAAAGCAAGGGCTTGCAAAACTGGTCCATAGGCTATTACATCTACATGGTGAGCTCGGCCGGGATAGTCAACGGACTCATCACCCTGGAGCTAGCCCAGGAGCTCACGGGGGCGAGCGGAGAAAACAGTCTGACCAGCGGCCTCAACTTTACCTTTGTGCTCAGCCCCATGTACCCGATAGAAACAGAGGTGAATTTGTCCCTCATCGTGCCGCCCACGGTCTCACCGACCAATCAAAACCGCGTGTTTGTGCCCAATAGCAACCAGAGCGACGTGGGCTATCTCGGGCTGCCGCCTCAGACCAAGGACAATTGGTACGTGCCCATCGACTCGCCCGGCCTGCGGCTCGTCTCTTTCATGCCCACCGCCACCGGAAACGAGAAATTCGGACAGGGCACGTTGGGATACTGCGCCGCCACCATCCAGAACACGCCCAGCGGAACCACGCCATCGGATGCGCTAGCCTTCACTGTCTCGCTACCGCAGACTTCCGGCTCCAACTGGTTTGACCAGTACGCGCCCGACACTGTGGTGACGACCGGTCCTATCCCTTTTTCCTATCAGGGTTACGTCTACTCCCCCAACGGGAACAACCATGCTCCGAGCCCCTAAAAGAAGACATTCCGAGACCGAAGCGGGACCTTCCCCGGCTCCAATCAAGCGCCCGAAACGCATGGTGAGAGCATCCCAGCTTGACCTGGTTTATCCTTTCGATTACGTGGCCGACCCCGTCGGAGGGCTCAACCCGCCTTTTTTGGGCGGCTCCGGACCCCTAGTGGACCAGGGCGGTCAGCTTACGCTCAACGTCACCGATCCCATCATCATCAAGAACAGATCGGTGGACTTGGCCCACGATCCCAGTCTCGATGTCAACGCCCAAGGTCAACTGGCGGTGGCCGTTGACCCCGAAGGGGCCCTGGACATCACCCCCGATGGACTGGACGTCAAGGTCGACGGAGTAACCGTGATGGTCAACGATGACTGGGAACTGGCCGTAAAAGTCGACCCGTCCGGCGGATTGGATTCCACCGCGGGTGGACTCGGGGTCAGCGTGGACGACACCTTGCTCGTGGATCAGGGAGAACTGGGCGTACACCTCAACCAACAAGGACCCATCACTGCCGATAGCAGTGGTATCGACCTCGAGATCAATCCTAACATGTTCACGGTCAACACCTCGACCGGAAGCGGAGTGCTGGAACTCAACCTAAAAGCGCAGGGAGGCATCCAAGCCGGCAGTTCGGGAGTGGGCGTTTCCGTGGATGAAAGCCTAGAGATTGTCAACAACACGCTGGAAGTGAAACCGGATCCCAGCGGACCGCTTACGGTCTCCGCCAATGGCCTAGGGCTGAAGTACGACAGCAATACCCTGGCGGTGACCGCGGGCGCTTTGACCGTAGTAGGAGGGGGAAGCGTCTCCACACCCATCGCTACTTTTGTCTCGGGAAGTCCCAGCCTCAACACCTACAATGCTACGATCGTCAATTCCAGCTCGCACCCCTTCTCTTGTGCCTACTACCTTCAACAGTGGAACGTACAAGGGCTCCTTTTTACCTCCCTCTACGTGAAACTGGACAGCACCACCATGGGGACTCGCCCTGGGGACAACAGCTCCGCCAATGCCAAATGGTTCACCTTTTGGGTGTCCGCCTATCTCCAGCAATGCAACCCCTCCGGGATTCAAGCGGGAACGGTCAGCCCCTCCACCGCCGCCCTCGCGGACTTTGAACCCATGGCCAATAGGAGCGTGTCCAGCCCATGGACGTACTCGGCCAATGCATACTATCAACCACCCAGCGGAGAATTCCAAGTGTTCACCCCGGTGGTAACGGGTGCCTGGAACCCGGGAAACATAGGGATCCGCGTCCTCCCAGTGCCGGTTACGGCCTCTGGAGACCGCTACACCCTTCTATGCTACAGTTTGCAGTGCACGAACTCGAGCATTTTTAATCCAGCCAACAGCGGAACTATGATTGTGGGACCCGTGCTCTACAGCTGTCCAGCGGCCTCCGTCCCGTAAGCGCGCCCTCCCCACCGCGTGACAAATAAAGAGTCATGAACGTTGATTGCTTTTATTGATCGTCCATTTGTCCGAAAGCTTCTCTCCTTTGTTCCCGCGTCCAATCATACAACAGATTTACGCTTTCTAAAAACCAATCGGGTGCGTAAAAGCGAGTAATGTTGTGTTCCACACTGATTTCCATTTTGCGCAAATAGTGACAGGGGAGCGCCCCCAAGGCTCCGAGCTGGGATACTACCATCAGGAATTCGGCCCGTCTGTCGATAGGGTAAAGAGGTACATGAATCATCATGCCCACCACGCCCTGTAGGTGGTGGACTACCATCGGGCCAAAGGAGGAAAACATGGCACACGCCCACGCGCACACAAAATAGTTCCCGGCTACCCCGTAGTCCTCCGAAAGTCCCTCGCACAGCTTATCCCCGTACCTACAGTACACCCCGGTTCCCACAGACAAGCCCAAATTGCGCAAACCGTAATTGTGACACACACAGTTTTTGACCACCACCCTCATTCTCTCCATGCAAGCAAGCACCATGTTTTCATTCGGATTGGCTGCGGCCTCCGCCGCTGCGAGCTCCTCCTCTTCGGCAAGGGGGGCCTCCTCCATCGGTTCGGGCGCTGCGTCACGCTCCTCCATCTCTACACCTGGGTCTCGGTGGGTGCAATGGAAGTGTACACGTGGTCGTAAGGGTCCTCGAGTTCAGAGTATGGGTTCACAGGTACAGGCGGCAGCGGTCGAGACGCGCCTAGCCCGATGCGCAAACTAGAGTACAGCGGATTGGCTGACAGTACCCACCTACCCGAACCCCGCCTTCTGAGGGACCGGACCTCTGGGGGCGTGCAACGGGCCTTCGGAACCTCACCAGTCCACTCCCTGATAATAAAGTACAGCACAATCAACACCATTAAACTGCTGGTGAGAAACACGGTTATGACATAGAACAACACACTGACGGAGCGTTCCACAAAAAGGAAACTGACGGAAATGCAGGTAAAGTAGAGACCGACCGCCAGCAAGCCGATCAGCAGCAGCGGGAGATATCTCCGTCGGCACTCCTATTTAAAAAACGGAGATTTGCGATTGTGAGTCACGCGAGCGCGTCTGCGGTCAAAGGCCAACTTCAAACAAGCCATTTGCGCCAGATAGAACAAGTTCATAGGAGACTTGACCTCGCACCGATCACACCCATTCTCGCAATCACAGAAGGGACCGTGCACATGCATAAACCACTCTTCCATGTCGCTATAGGTGGCGCGCCTGTGCGCTGGTAAATAGCACACCCCGCGAAACACGATTTCCCTGTACGGTAATGGCACAAAATCGACCAGCATGCTTTTCGTGCATACCGATTGAGTGATACAGCTACCATTACCTCGAGGACACACCAGAGTCATCCTCACATTGGTTTTGCAACATTCTAGGTAATTGATGGGCACCTCCATAAAGGGAACACAGCGCGGAACTTTAGAGGTGGAAATCTCAAAACACATGGTGCGCAGGGCCATCTTGCAGCATACCATGCTCCCCAAAACCAATCCGCTCGGTACGAAAATAAAATCGGTCTTCCTTTTCCTCTCCATCCACCTGACCATGGGAGCCCTTATCTCGGGCGGAACGTTAAAAGACGTCGGGAAATGAACTGCAAAAATTCCCGCTTGTCAGAAGCGGTGAGCGGAATAGCGGCCTGAAAGCGTATATCGCAGTTCACCACTAAGTGAACTCCGGACCGCAGGCGAAGATAGCGTGAACACCTACATCCCACCGCTACGTAAATCGATGAATGTATGTAGCGCAAAAACTCATCTCCGTTAAAAGTGTTCAGATCCAATATCGCCAAAGTCAGGTGATATTCTATCATCCTCTCAATCTCTTCCTGATGGAGCACGATAGGCTCCCGAGGTGGGGGTACCAATACACTGAACGAACAACACCCGCATTCCATTTCAAAACCGCATCCGCGAACCAGGGCCAGAACGTCCTAGAAATAGTAATAAGCTCTACTCAGCACTCTCATCAGAATCACCCTCCCCGAACCCGAAACCCCACTCACCGATTCAGCACACAGAGGCATGATCTTACAGCAGACCGAGGATTTTATTTACAGCACGGTCTAGAAGAACAAATAAATAACAACGGGTCATTTACGCGGCTCCAACACAGCCTATCGGAATGCGCGACCTCATATCACGGGATAACATAAGACTCAGGGGTGGCCTGTATACTAATCCCGTCACTGACGACACTCGGCGCCACCGAGTCTGAACTCGCATTCCTAATGTCGCGCCATTCCACCACAGCGGCTGTGTCAGGAGCCGCAGTGCTGGGAGCTCTCGTAGGCGGCGCTTTAGACACGTGACAGGTCCACTCCACCACTTCAAAAGCATAGTCGAAGAAGAGGGTATACGAGCCTTCCTGCTTGAAAGAAAATTGGAAGTTGCCCCTTCTGCGATCCGCGCGCACCGTCACAAAAGGTCTCGCCTCCCTACAAATGTCCCAGTAGGAAAATACGGCACGCTTTAACCCTCCGTCCTTCACCATGTCGATTCCGAACAACTCGAAAAACCAGTGTTTCGGAGACAATTCCAAATCCACCTTGGCGCCGACGGTCACGTTCATCTCGCTCAACTTGGAGGTCAATTTCCCGCTCATTCCCGCTCGGTTACGTAAACACCGTCCCGGTTTAGGTGGTACCTGCATGGTCATACCCGCTCCCTTCACATCCAGCATATCTCTATAAGCCGGCATCATGCGAGCCTCACCGACTAACCCACAAACACTGCTATAAGCAGTGAACCATTTGCACTCCACTCCCTGTACAAAAAAACTACTCATCGGCACGGCACAATTGTCATCCTCGCATCCGTGGGACCACATGACATGCGCACTCAATAAGATAGCGCGGTCCGTGTGGTTCACGACAAACCGGCTTAGAGACTCCTTAGGAATCAAAGCCGTTTCGAGTTCGTATTGCGTACCGTACGTAATCATCTCTCTAAACACCCTACGACTACCAGCTGTGATGCGGGTGCTGGAACCGGAATAGGACAGGATAACAACAGCTCCGTAAGGAGTCACCCCATCACCTACGTGGGTGGCGTACCAAGCGGTTTCGGAATCGAAGTAAAGCGGGTAACGATAATCCTTGCTAATGCTGTACCCGTTCCAAGCCGTGTGGAAATGTCCGTAATACCCAATGGGAGGTCTCGAAACAGATCGGAACATGGTCATAGCTCCAAGCACATCGAGGGACCTCATAAACACGAAAATGGAAGAGAGGTGACTGCAGACTTGGGAATACGTCAGCGGCGAGGATAGCTTAACCTCAATATGCTCACATACTGTCTTAAGATAATAATTGGTGCCGCAAATGGTCTTGTAAATGGTAAGGGACTTTCGGTAGTCGCACATGTCGCTCTGTAGACCGTCCCAATCTGTAGTGATGTATTCGTGACCGAACAGTCTAGGATTGGAAAACCTATTCCTATTACTAGCCAGTACCACTACATACTTGGCATCTTTACTGCTCAAAGCTCTCTCCCTATTATACCGCCACAGACTGGTACTGACAAATGCAGGGCTGGGACTAAGCGCCACTATTCTGTGACACTTCCTTCCGTGCACTTGGTAAAATTGCCGACACACCGCCGCGCAGACGTGCGCCCCCAAGTCGTGCCCTATACAATGCATCCTCTTGTTTTTTGGAAACCGTCCTAAAAACTCTGTCACATTCACTATCATCACCTCCTGTATAAGGTCCGACATCCTTAAAACTCCTTCCTGTCTCCACAGGAGTGTTACCACTCCAGTATGTGGAGTCATCTTTTGGTGGTACCTCAATAAATGGTCAAATAAATTTGGAGCGAACATGCCGGGCACTAAAAAGATGATGTCCTTCGAATGGCTAAACCCGTCCTTGATTTCATCAAAAGTTTCTCCGATGCATGGAGCACTTTCGAATTCTCCGCGGTCGTACCATCTCAGAACAGCCAATTCATCGCTCAACTCGTCTGTCTTCCTGGGAGGACCCTCCTCTCTCCACTCCGCCACCGAGCAGGGTTCGGAGCCGTTGAAGGTACACTTCCAACGGGAACCATCTTCAAAAGTTGATCCGGAAGGAAGACCGCACAAGGCGATCAAAACAAACTAAAAAACACGCACCATAAGGTCACATGCAATCGACCCTAACCTATTCTCCCAAAATGATACTCACCACAATCACGCAATGCATAGAGTACGGCTCAGAGGCTCCTTCTCGAGTGGAGTACTAGCCGGGCGAATAAACTCCGATCCGAACATCCGCCATATAAACACAGCTTTCGTAAAATATTAACAAACACTAACTTCCTCATTGACCCGCTTAATTGCCGTGTCAGCGGCGCCTGACAATGAGTCATCGATGAGTCATCGCTAAGTCAACAATGGAACTTTCCACTTGCTAACAAAGCGAAACCAGAAGTTAATCATTAACGCCACACCCATGATGAGTCATCACCAGTAAACCTTAAAAGGACGGCTTCCAGCCCCGCAGCGAAAAGCAACCTTACTTCCAACACGAGGGCTCTGCGGAACCATGGCCGAAGAGTGGCTCGACCTTTTCCACCCCTCCACTTCGCCGAATCCAGAAGGAGAAGGTGAGGACATGTCCCTCGAAACCGAATGCCATGCCCCTCTTCAATATATTTCCATGCTGTCTTTTGATGACCTCCTGGCGGCTGCCGGTCCCCCGGAATACTCTCCGGAAGAGAACCAGGAAACACCGCCGCTCGAAACCATAGAGGTAGGAGACATCATGGCCGAACTCGGTATTCCGATAGAGGGACCTCCGACCAGCCCTTCCGACTCTTCCTCCAGTTTGGATTCAGTACTTTTCTCCGGTGTCGACTTGTATGACTTAGACTATACCATCGTCTTTTCCCGACTCCGTGAGTTTTGGCAATCGCACGGCGCATACTTAAAAACCGTAGCTTCACTCGAGTGCATGCAAAACGACAGGAAATTTCAGGAAGCATACTGTTCACTGGTGAGAATGCACGCTGTTTCCGAAGATGCCAAAGAGCATCTCAATGAACTCTTACTAGACGAATCCAACTACCAACATTGCGAACCCCTCAATGATATGTTGGACTTGGGATTCCGATGGCTCAATGACCTAAAAGGAGGAATGGAGTGGTGCATGGACACTGCCCTGGATCGCGCATCAAAAGTCATGCCTCTGACTGACTATCAACCACAATAAATAAATTTTACATTAAAAACTTTCTGAGTAAGATTTTTCGAACCTGAAAAATTCTAAGTGCGGTTAATCATTAATCAAGTTAAATATTAAACTCTAGTTAAATATTAAACTCTAGTTAAATATTAAACGCTAGTTAAATATTAAGCTGAAGTTAATGATTCATCCGAGTTAATGGATAACCTTGAGTCAATGATTAACTCTGGTTAATATGTAACTCGGCTAATGATTAACATGGGTTAACCATTAACATGGTTTAACCATTAACTATAGTTAATAAATAACTCTAAGTTAATAAGTAGCTAGTGACGTACGATTGACGTCACGGTGACGTCGGTGTTGCCATGGAGATGTAACCATGGTAATGTTAAACATTAAACTGCTGACACCAGTGGAATTTTCCATGTTAACCATTAACATGGACCTTGTCCTGTTTGTTTATTCACCATGGCAACATACCATATATGGACATCCGACTCCGCCTCCCCCGTTATACATTAACGATGGCGTGATAGGCGGAGCTCTCTCCCATTGGCTATCAATGATGTCATGTAGTTACACATTAGCCCGTTCAACCTATATAGGTAGACCAGGTAGGCAGGTTCAGACAGACAGACCGGGGACCAGCAGACTGAACGGAGCTCTCCACTAAACCGGTAGGCCTCTATATTGAATCGATGAATAAATACCGAATCAACTCAATATTATGATTTTCCATTGAAATTAATGGTGATTTTCTTCAATCAAACTCCCACCCCCCTTGGCACCCCCCTGTACACCCCCCTGTACAGGCGACCACCCCCTATGATCACCCCCCTGTACAGCCGACCACCCCCCATGACCACCCCCCTGTACCATTACAGCCAATGGGATCCCATCCATTGACATCACATGATCCCCGCTGGCCCTATGAGGTGGCTACCATATCCTTCACCCTATTGGATCCCATGCCGAGGGGCGGAGAAGATGGGAGGCGCCCGTACCTCGACAACCAATTGGCTGAGGCCCTTCAGTTCAGTCCCGCCCTCACTCCCGACCAATCCAATGCATTGGAGTTCACCACGTGGCTCGTGAAGGGGCGGAGACTCCTCCATAAGGGAAAGCAGTACCGCCTCTACAATATGGCGGCCCGGATATGCAGTATCCACCAATGGGAGAGAAGTGAGGCCCAGCTGACCATGGAGGCCGTAGCCAATGGGCTGTGGGATCTGCCGGATGAAATACTCGGGAGCCCCCTACTGCACAATACTGGTATACACACCTGGGGCTGGGGGGTCCCCGTCACTACCGAGATCAGCCTGAAGATGGTGCTAAAGACCCTCCGTGTCAATACTCCATTCAACCGCCAGGGGGAGATGCCTATACCGGTATCCAAGGAGGTCCATGTAGAAGCCCCCCAACATTTTGAAGACATGCTCCAGGGGGTCCTGACGACCACCGATCTAAAAAAGCATATTCCTAGACCCATCTTTTCCCGATTTTTTAACGAAAAACCCTCGGTTTGGGCCTATAAGACTTTCAAATATTCGGCCGGTGAAGAAAAATGGCGAGTGGTGGTCCCTACCGAGGGTCCCTATGGGGGTCCTAAGAACCCTGTTTCTCTGCAAAACCTCGCGAAAATGGGTGTGTTGGAAAATTGTCTAAAAATGAAAAGGGCGGGGCTACGGTTCATGCCATATTAATAAACCAATCAGAAAACAGAAATACGACTCCTCCTCTTTGTGGGCGGTACTGGGGAACACCAATAGAAATAGAGACTCCGCCTATGAGGCGTAGACTTAGTTACTGAATAACTTTTCGGACTTAGAAAAATTTTCACCTGCTTAATCATTTACCAATGGGTCTACGTCACTATGCTCCGCCTTTAACTCCGCCTATAGCTCCACCTCTCTCTCCGCCCCGATGGACTTTGGACTTTAGATCACATGACTGCTACGTCACGGAGGGAGGAGCTTCGGACTTAGAAAATTTTTCGCTCTATCAATCATTAACTTGAGGATGGACTTTGAACCCCACGTAAGCGACGGGGAGGAGCTAACGTTAATCTTCAACTCGGACTTTGCCCGGAGGCGGAGCTTCGGACTTAGAAAATTTTCCACTCTATCAATCATTAACTGGGCAACGGACTTTGGCACTGACGTGCGCAAAGAGGAGGTTCTAAAGTTAAACTTTAACTCGAACTTTGAACGGAGGCGGAGCTCCGGACTTAGAAAAATTTTTCACTGCTATAATCATTAACCAACTGAATCACATGACACAGAGGGAGGAGACTGCGAGTAATCACCTTTAATTATTAACAGCTCAGTCAACAATTACATCATCAGCGGTACGAAGTCCGGTACATACACGCCACGCCCCTAGACATTGAAATGCTTCCTCCTTCACGCCCCAGCGCCCCATGCGGTACTCCTCGGGACACCACTGATTGTCATACAGCTTCAACCACACCTGGCACGGAGAGCCGGTATCTCTATAAAAAACCAGATGCAGGAACCGTCGCATATCACTCCGACACTTCTCCAACTTTCCCTTAGTCTGATCGGAACAATGGATACAAATTAACAAAGTTGCATGACATTCGCACACGGAAAACTCTTGCAACCCGAACATGTACTTCAGAGGACAACATTCAGGACTGTACTTCTCAACAAGTTTAGTCCATATGAACTTCAGTCCACGGTGAACACATCTAAACACCTCAGGCCTCTGACACCATTCCGGAACTGCCGCTCCGAACACAAGGTACATTGTCATCTGAAATTTAAACCATTTATTCATACATGCACTCGTAAATACACCCCTCTCTACTGCCGACAGCTTCTGCTGTTACACAATATTCACCCAAGCGGAACTCTTCCGCGTACCCCCCGTTACGCAAAAGGCATACACCCTTAAGCCACTTCTCGCTTTCATGTGGATATTTACCAAAAAACAAACACTTGACAGCCAAGCCCACTCCCTCCGCATAAGCACTTCCAAAATCTGTACAGGGCAAAAAACATTCGATGCAAAATCCATCTTGAAAAGGATAGAGATAAAAGAAACCCGTTACTGCTCCAGGAAACACCTTGCCTAAATCCAATTTCTCCCAAGCATTAATTACATCACGACGAAAGTCATGAAACATTGCCAAATTCAATTCCCACAAGGGTACGCGCAACATTAAGTAACCCAACATTACCCACCGCACACGGGACCGCCAAAAGAGTGCTCTGCAGATTTTCCTGCTCTCTACTAATTATAGTTTTGCCTCTTTAATCATTAACCAAGAACGTCATGGAAAATTTCAAAACACAAGGTCACTTCCTTATTACATAGATAAGATATCACGTTGCCGATCAAAGGTCACTTCCTTATTACATAGATAAGATATCACGTTGCCGATCAAAGGTCACTTCCTTATTACATAGATAAGATATCACGTTGTCGAACAAAGGTCACTTCCTTATTACATAGATAAGGTATCACAAGGTACATGAATCACTAGTAATGGTCCTGAATCAGCAGTTTCGATCACGCCATCGCCAGTCAATCATTAACCCGAGATCCCTATAAACTTCCGGCAGACTCGCACCACGGTACTCCATCCGAAGACTGATCAAGTCTGAAGACAATCTTCTCTTCGGTGAACAGTCCTGAGGAAAAACACCATGCGGGTAAGCATCATTCATCCATTATACCCCTTTTACTCTTTCACCTAACCTCGCTAACATAGATCTCCTCCCTCTCGGTCCACAGCTGTTAACCCTACTAGCCCTACTCGCTGCATGGTTACTAAATGGGGATGCTGCCGTCAACTCCATACAGAACAAACCCACGGTCCCTACCAAAGGACCCATGGCCAACTTCAGCCCGGTTCGCCATGAAGGTCACATCAATTACTTTTGGTATGGGCAACACGGCATGGCACCCCCGAGAATCCATGGCCCTCTCCACGACAATGACATGATCTACTGGAGACTCCGTGACCGTGGATTCCTGAGAGGCGGAAGGGAAAAGAACCTGATCCTATTAGTCCATGGATGGCACGGTCTCCACCGCACCTTTGATATCTTCTTCAAATTCCTCCGCTTCCACCAGAAGATGACCCCAGACGTAGGCGTGCTATTAGTCGATTGGGGGGTACAAGGCGCCGATAACCTCATTCTAGGAGATGCCGCTTACCACGCCGTCACTATCAATATCGACGGATTGCTCAAGAACATAAACCGCACCGACTTACACTGCATAGGACACTCCTTGGGGGCTCATGCATGCGGTGCAATTTGTCGAAGATTCAACCAGCTCCAAAATAGAAAATGTACTAGAATTGTTGGACTCGACCCAGCAGGACCTCTCTTCAAAACCAACTCTCCCTATCCTTACCTCACCAAAGCCCGTCTGTCTAAAAAAGATGCTGACTATGTAGCTCTCTTTATGACGAACCGCCGGATGATGGGACTCCACGAATTAGAAGGGGATGAGTACATTACCCCTTACATAGATGGCACCTATTTGAATCACTGTCCCTTCATTGGCAAATGGACAGGCACTATCACTGCCGAAAATTACCAAGGAAGAAAGGTCACGGAATACATCGACTTAGGTACGGTGGCCAAATCGGGTGTAATCCCACACACCATGGATGCATGCTCACACCTCATGGCTCCTGTTCTTTTCATGGTGTCCCTAGACACCCGTCAAGGCCTACCTGCATTCCGGTATGCTGAGAACCCTCCCCAAGATCAAGGTGCCATGCATACGGTTTGGAATGGGTACACCATAGGGAAAGACTACCAGTATCCAGCCTATTTCAAACACGAAACTATCTGGCTTAGTACACTCACCACGGATGCAAACCAGCTCTCACCCTTCGAATTCCAACACGAAGATTCCATAGATCCCTCTTTCATGGCAATGGCAATTAGCGACAAGGGATGCATCTCGGCCGGCTCCCATCTGAGCTACCACTACAGTGTCATCCCTTACGGAAACAAATACGATTTGGTAACATCCTTCAGCGCACTCTCCCCCGGAATGGCAGATACGCACTTCCTCGAGGTCTACATGAACTACAAACACTGTCCCGTCTATCTAGCCCGATTTCTGATTCCCAAACCTTACCAACAGCAGTTACCTAGACCCACCACAGCCGGACTCTCGTCCGAAATGTTAAGTTGCAGGAAACAAACCACTTATACGTGGAGCTGCTACAGAACATGGAAGCAAGCTGTCCTACCCGTGTACCGCCAGCAACTCGATCTTACGGGTGACGGAAGGCACAACATCCAAGTCCCTCCCAAACATGGATGTCTGAAGGAACAATCCAACTTTACCGATATGTTCCGTACATACATGGGCGCATATGAAGTCTTGACTGATCAGACTGTTACAGTAACCAGCTTGCCATCGCCGTTCGAACTCATCCGTATTGCTCTGAGAGATCCTGCCTCGCACACCATTCAAAACATCATGACCTACTGGGACATGTGCGATCCTGTAGCTAGCACTTGTAGCTTCACAGTAAATCGAGCTACGAGAACTCTCAACATAACCTGCCCCGACCCGAAGACCTACTGGATCTCCTTCTTTTACCAATGGGAAGAAGTCTTGCTCAAGATTACTGTCCATCCTAAACCCACTACCACTACCACCACTACCACTACAACCACTACAACCACTACTCCCACTACCACTACAACCACTACTCCCACTACCACTACAACCACTACAACCACTACTCCCACTACCACTACAACCACTACTCCCACTACCACTACAACCACTACTCCCACTACCACTACAACCACTACTCCCACTACGACCTCCACCGAATCAATCACAGAACCGAGCTCCGCTTGTGATGAAGAAGAAGATGAAGATTGTTGGTTCGAAAAATATCGCGATCAGATAGAAGTTCCTCAAAAGGTACAACTCCCGTTCAAAGTAGCGAACAATGAAATGTCAGAACCAACTACTGCTGCTACTACTCCTTCCAGCCCTGCCGCCATAGAGGAAGAAAGCAACAGCAGAGCATCTACACCACCCCCTCTTCAACTCACCGTAGCCCCAGGTACTAACCCCCCTCTTCAAGAATTCCTCTGGGCGGAACCATCATCTAAAGATTCCCTCCGCAAGGACCAAGACTCCACGGTCACCATTCCTGTCACCATTGGACTCTTAGCCCTAGTCTGTCTCAGTGTTATCATTGCCGTATTCATTGCCCTTAGAAGGAGAGGGAGAGGTCCAAGGCCAACCTTTATTATTGTTCCTGGAACAGGCAATAATACTGTATACCAGGAAACTACTGAAATGTTGTAAAATTTATAACGCTATAAAAGTGCGTGACTACAATAAAGATAAGAGCATGAATCAACTCGGTGTCCGCCCATTCCTTTCTCTATATATTCTGACATGAACAGATTTCAGACAGAACACGACATGGGAGGCGAGAAGAGCTCCGTAAAGCTAGACAGGTTCCCCTACTGGGGTACTCTAGAAGAAATAGATAGGTATGCTAAGGCTAATCGCGGAACAGTGACCCCCATCGGGTCCGGCAAACACTTTCTAGTTATAGGAGATCTGGAAGGTACCTTACATGCGGGTCAACATTTAAAGGAATACTGCGAAGTGCTGTATCTACCTTCCCCAAAAAGAATGACCATCATTGGCATAGTGGATAACGTCATCTCATTCGCGGATGGATTGCAAGTAGTCATTTTGGTGGCGGAAGATAAAACCGTCTATGGCTACGAAGAAGACACTCTCCATAAATTAGCATCCACCATACCAGAATTCTTTCGTATCGGAATGCAGAACTTTGGAACCGAAGTATTTCACTGCGGTTCCCACATCCCCCCATTGGTAAGTGCAGATCCCACACCCTCTCATTACTTACCTGATAGATACCTAACACACTATATTCCAGTCCGAGGAGGAGCGTCAGCGTGATCCCGAGATAAGGCGGCTCCGAGAAGAAGCTCGAAACTTCATATCAGCCGGCGAAAGAAAAACAGACTAACCAACCGCAATCCGATCCGAACATAGCCACGCAATGGTGTGCGGATCCACTTAAAATAGATTACGCGTATTACCAGAAATAAACTGATTGAAATGAGAGGCAAGAGCTGTGTCATTATTTCGCGTTCGTTCGCAAATACGGAAGTCCATCACGGATATCCGTAATCGTCATTTGGGTGGAGACCATGAGTCATTGATGACTCACTTAAACGGTTTCGGTTTCGGCTATCACGACGCGCTGCGCGCGGCGGTTGTAAGTGTGTCAAAAGACGCGGTTATATAAGATGATG